GTAAGTGCTTTTTTTATTTTATCTTCTTATAAAGCCCATTCTTTAGCTCGGTTGTGAGCATTCCACATTCTTTCGTACAATTCACTCTCTTGCAATAACTGACTATGAGTACCTATAGCGTTGATTTCGCCTTTGTTGAATACAATAATCTGGTTGGCTGTGGTGATAGAGCTAAGGCGGTGTGCTATCACAAGTACGGTTTTGTTGCGAATAAGCGTACTGAAAGCCTGCTGTATTTTATGCTCGTTCTCAGGGTCGGCAAAGGCAGTAGCTTCGTCTAAGATGAGGATTGGTGCATTTTTAAGAATAGCACGTGCCAACTGGAAGCGTTGTTGTTCTCCTCCGCTGAGATGTACCCCTTGCTGACCGAAAAATGTGTTGTACCCATTGGGCAGATTCGTGATAAAATCGTGTATTTGAGCTGCTTTGGCAGCCTCTATCACTTCTTCTTCTGTTTTATCCATTCCCATACGAATATTGTCGTACATTGTTTGTTGAAACATAAAGCTATCTTGGAAAACAAATGATACCTTTTGCATCAAACTTTCGGTGGGTAACTCTTTGATGTCAATTCCACCTATAGTAATTCGTCCTTCTTGGCAATCCCAAAAACGAGAAAGCAATTGCCCTACGGTACTTTTACCTGCCCCTGAGGGGCCTACTAAGGCAGTAACTGTACCTTCTTTGGCTGTGAAGCTAACGTTGTTCAATACATAGTTCTCGCCGTCGTAAGCAAAGCTAACCTTGTCGAAACAGATATTATAGTGAGTAGGTATCTGCGCATTATGTCCTTCGGGAAGAATGGGTTGATTGAGAATTTTATCAATTTGTTGTACGCCTTGTTCTATCAGCTGTAGTTGCATTGCCATATTGCTAATGGCAAAAACGGGACGCATATAGCCTGTGCCTATGATGAGGAAAAAGAGCATAGTGGCAAGGGTTACCCCATTGTGAAAATAAAGATATAGACCTAATGCCAAAACGGGCAACATTGCATTACTGGCAAAACTCATAAAGATAGCGTAAGGAGGTGAGCTATGACGTATCCACTGGCTTACAAAACGGTTGAAAGATTTTACTTTTTTGCCGTATTTATCAAAACTCTCAGCTGATTGTTGGAATATCTTCATCACAGGCATAGCACGTACGTATTCTACGATACCTGAGCTCATCTCTTCTAACGATTGGTGATATAGCTGGGTAAGATTTTTGTTTCTTCCTCCAAACATTATTGGGAAAATAAGCAGTAGCAACAATAAAGGCAAACAGCTGGCAAGAGCTAATCGCCAATCTTGACTGAACAGATATCCTAAGGTGAACAAAGGCAAGGCAATAGCTTTTACAAAATCGGGGATTTGGTGAGCGATAAAGGTTTCTATACGCTCTACATCGTCCGAAATAATTTTCTTAAAAGCTCCTGAATTGCGGTTAGAAAGATAGCCCATAGGCAATACGCCGACCTTTTCGGTAATCGTCTTTCTAAGACCGTAAAGAATGTTGAAAGCGGCAATATGTGATAAAATACCCGATAAGAAGAAAGCGACCATACTCACGGCTATCATTACAATGGCGTAGATTACATATTGTTGAGCAGTAGCAAAATTGGGTATTTGCTGTGTGAGTTCTTGTATGATATAGAATACCAAGGCATAAGGAATCAAGCTCAGTACTGCGTGAATAATGGCTAAAGTGCAGGAGGCTAAGAGTAAGGTTTTACGCTGTCCTGCTATTTGTAATAATCTTTTCATAGTTCGTTAATTGTTAATTGCTGTCCAGCCAGAAGTTTGTTGTTGAAGCGTCCAGAGGCGATGATAAATACCTTTTTTAGTCAAGAGTTCGGGGTGCGTACCTTCTTCGGCAATACGCCCTTCTTTTAAAACAAGTATTTTATCAGCATTTTTAATGGTGGAGAGCTTATGGGCTATCACCACTACTGTTTTGTTTTTTACAAGTTCCTGAATGGCTTTTTGAATGTATATTTCGTTTTCGGGGTCGAGACTGGCAGTAGCTTCGTCTAACAAGATAATAGGAGCGTCTTTCAGCAAAGCACGTGCGATGCTGATACGTTGTTTTTGTCCGCCAGAGAGATGGTTGCCTCCTTCACCTACGGGAGTGTGCATTCCTTGCGGTAATTCCCACGCAAACGAAAGTACTTGTGCTTTTTCGGCAGCCTCTATAATTTGGCTTTCGGTAGCATTAGGATTCCCTATTTTGATGTTATTGTAAATAGTATCATCGAATAGGTATACATCTTGGAATACTTCGCTGATAAGTCCATAGAAGCGGTCTTGCCGGATATTTCTAATATCTACTCCACCGATGGTAATTCTTCCATTATTCACGTCCCAAAAACGCGCAATGAGTGAAGCAATAGTGGTTTTACCCGAGCCCGAATGTCCTACCAATGCTACCATACTGTGCTGAGGAATGCTGAAATTAAGATTGTTAAGTGTAGTTTTATCTTCTAAATACGAGAAACTTACATTATCAAAATTGATATTAAAGTGAGAAGGGAACTCGTTTTTATCGGTTTCCATAGTGGGTTCTTTCAGTACATCAATGACACGGCTGAGGCTTTCGTTCATATAGCGCAACATCATATAATCTACTAATACTACTTTGATGGGGTTGTACAGAATATAGCCTAAAATTAGAAAAACGATAAGCACAGGAATAGTAATGGTGTTGTGAGTGAGATAGTACAAGCCTAAAGCGAGCATCAACACAAAGCTTATTTCCAAAACAGTGAACGAAAGCATTACAAAAGGTCCTGGTATAGCTTCTAAGCGGATACTCTTTTGGCGCAAATTCTCATAAGCCTTTTCGAGCATTCGGTAATTACTACCTGTAAGACCATAGGATTTTAGGTGTCGTATTCCTTGTACATATTCCAAGAATTTAGCTGACACTTCGTTTCGTGCCTTTACTTGCCCTTTGCTGAGTTCCCATTTATCGACCATAAAAATACCGAGCTTTAAGAACGGTATTACCAGTAGAATGCCAATGAACAAACAAAGGGTGAGTCGCCAATCACAATAGAAGAGGAAGCCTGAGAGCATAAATGTACCGAAAAGAGCGGCTGCTAAATTGCCAAAACTGTGACTGAAAATATGCTCAAACGAGGCGACATCTTGCATAATCACTGAAGCTATTTCGCCGGGGTCGCGCTTTTTGAAGAAACCTAATGAGAATTTTTGGATATGGTTACCTAAGCGAATGCGTACTTTTTCGGAAATACCATATACTAATAGGTTGGACGACACAAGGGTGCGCGAGGCAACGAAGAACTGTAATAGGAGTAGGATACCCATTAGGGCTACCATTTCCCAGATAAGGGACAGATTGGGTTGCGGTTTAAAAAGCTCCCATAATATTATGAGTAATATGCCCGACGGAGCTGTGATAAAACCGTTATGCACAATTTCCCACAACACGCTCTGCCACGTACCTTTTTTATTAAAAGCTGTAATATACAGTAAATTGCGAATCATTTTATTTAAATGTTTGATTAACGGAGCAAAAATACTGTAAAAAGCTCTTACATAGATTTAATATAAATAGCTTTTTTTTAAATGTGAATAGCTTTTTTAATAATTAGAAAATGAGAGAATGTGAGAATGAGAAAATTAATAGATTAGTAAACGGAGACGAAGAAAATCGGAAAGGTTCGGAAGAGGGTTGAGGGAATTTTTGGTGAAAAATGGCTGTAAGGAGGGTGGAGTTAGCTTAT